TCATATTTGTGCATGACACGGATTTTGAAGCCTTTGCCTTGGGGGTCCAGAAATATCCATGTGTCGTCGGCCGTGTAGCCCCAAGCCTCGCAATGCCCAAGCCAGTAGCGGAAGTCGATCTTGCCTTCAAAGCCGCGCAGCCGTGGAGCGTGGAAGCCGAAAAACCATTCAACGATCATCCTTTCCTCCTGTTGCGGATGCTGTGGCGGACTGGCTTTGAAGGGGCTTTGCGCTCGTGAGCGGAGGACCGGATAACCGCTTCGCCTTCGCCGCCGCCCAGCAATGCGTTCTCGATCGCATCGACAATGTGGGAATAGAGGCCTTTGCGGGGCTTGTCAGCGAACAGACCTGATAGGCCGCGCACTTTCAGCTTGGGGTAATGGTGGCCGCCAGCCATGCCTGTTTTTGCGACAAGGCAACCGGGATCAATCAAAAACCCGTTTCTGCGCGCCAGAACCGCCTCGACCGCAGACCGGCGCATCTGGGTGTTGTTGTCGCTGGTGGCCGGGTAGACCCGCATGCCGTACTTCTGGAAAACGTCATAGGCGGTTGTCTCGGTGTTTTGCCCGCCATCGGCGCCGCGGGGATCACCTGGGAACGCAGCTTCAAAGCCTGGGTAATTCTCTGCAAGGAACCGCTTCACCTTTGGCGCGAATATCTCGGCGCTTTCATTGGCACCGATCAGTTCGCCCAGCATGCGCCAGCTACCGTTGATGTTCTGAACAAAGGCTGCGGCCGGATCGCGGCCGAAGTCTAAGCCGACAATTATCTTGAAGCCTTGGATCGGTTGCAGGGATGCCTTCGATATGTGTTCTTCCTCGGAGAAGGTTGGATAGACCGCTTTCCCGTCGATATGCAGGCCGACCTTGTTCAGCACGCGCCGGTCGATCCATGCCTTCGTCTTGCCGACCACGATTTCCATGTAGGATTTTTTCGTATGGCGTTGGTTTTCGGCGTGGGGGTTGGGCTGATAGCTGATCTTGCCTTCGTGGCGCATTTCGATCAGGCCGGGGGGCTGCGTGTAGAATTTCCAAGACTTTGGCTTTTTGTAAACGCGGATTTCATCCTCGGTTGCCTCTGGGGGCAAGGGAATGTCGCCGCGCATGTAGGGGATCCAGTGTCCCTCCACCGGCGCGTTCAGGTCGATGAAGCCGCCGTGCCATGTTGCACCCGGTCCATTCCGCTTTGAGGGATAGCGCGCGCAGCGGGAGAGCAGTTCGTCAATCACCAGCTTGTCGCAGAATTGCCCTTCGTTGCGAAAGAAGCCTGTGATTTCGTAGGAGGCAAGGATTTGCTCGGCCACGTCCGCATCGGGCACCGCAAGGAAGATCACCTCGCAGTCGATTGTTGTCCCGTCACCGGAGGGGTGTTCGCGCTTCAAGCTGTGGAAGGAAGGCTCGGCGCGGATCATCGGCCCCCACTCGCTTTCAGGGAACCATTCCAGCCAGGTCTTGATCGTTGTCTCGCGCAATTCCTTGTAGGTTTGGGAACACCAGAATGCCCTGCCGTTGCGGCGAACGTAGATAACATGGGTCGGCACCTCAACGCAGTAGACCCAACCATCATAGGGCTGTTTGTACCAGCCACGGTATTGCGTGCCGGCATCGCGGCTACGCAGCACGGGCCGATATTTTTTTTGCGTGATGAAGTTCACAAACCACGTTGGCCCACGCGCGGCTGTCTTTACGCCGTTAATGATCCGCTCCTGACCCGTTGCATCGTAAGTCGTGATGTTGGCAACGTAGCCAGCGCGCAGAGCCATTTCCTGCAAGTCATCTGCTATCTGCTTTGATGATGTTGAGATAATGTCCGAGCCGTTGTGCAGCCCATCCCCGGCAAGATAGCCTTTGATGAACGCGCGAAGGTGGGCTGGGGGTGCATTTCGTATCGACCGTGGGATAGATTTGGTTGCAGCCTGACCAAACGTGGCAAGCTTCGCTATCAGGGGCTTCGTTTCAGCGTTGACGCGAAGCTTGAAGTTTTTGGCTGCATCCATTCGGTTATTTTCAGAATACGGAAGATTTGCGCGGTCAAACAAATCCCGCACATAGCCAAGATCATTCTTTTGCGTGACGACACAAACATGCCGACCATCATAAATTGCAGCGTGACCCTCGGCAAACCAGAAACCCAACCACTCAAAGAAGCACTCGCTAAGGCCTATATCCACCCCAACCCAACCTGCATCCCGCTGCACGCGGTAGGTTTGCTTGCCGTAGATTTCCTCGCACTTCCTCAACTCATAATCGCCCCAAACCCTCTTTCTGGTTTGTTGCTGGCTAACGTGCATCTTGTGATCCGGCGTAACGAGAAAGTCTATGCCCTCGCCCTCAAAACCCAGCATTTCACCCTCATATGGCGCATGGTGGTAGCCCATAGGCTCGACAAACTCGGTCATGCCATCTTTTAGCTGCGCGACCTTCTGGCCGGGGTTCAGATCCTTGAATAGCCGCCAGCCATCCTCGGTGAGAATTTCTGTCTGATCGTCAAAACAGTCCCGCGTCACGATAAAGCGCGTGCGCCTCACCCCGTCAAAGTCAGCCTCTTGTTCGGTGGCCAGCGCCCAGATCTTCATACAAGAGCCTGTGGACGTGCCCGAAGCGATGGGGCCCTGAATGATTGCCATTTCCGACCGGTCCCAGAAGTAATCGGTCAGCACGGCTCCATCGGCGGCATAAATATAATTTCCGCGCGGAGTTTTGAGCAGAGCCATTCAGCGCACCTCGCAGACTGTGCCGGCCGCATCGGGGCAATGAGCAATCGCCGCCCGCACCGCATCAACCGCAGAGGCCCCCATGTGAAGCGCGCCATAGGCAACGTCCGCCCCGGCCCCAATCGCATAATAATGGTTGCCCCGCAGATCTTCCTCGCCCGCAAACGTCAGAAGCGAAAGGCCCCAATCCGGCCGCCACGTCAGAACAATAAAGCTTCCCCCGCCGTCCACTTCCCTCGGCGTCGGCATCAAATCTTCCTGCTTCCCGTCCCCAACCCAACGAAAAAAATTTGATACACCCGCCGCACTACCCGCACCGCCGTAAAGAACACCGTCAGCACCCCGTAAAAGCTTCCGCCCAAAATGCGTAACAATGCCACCAACAAACACCCCACTGTCCGAAGCAAGCACCCCATACCTGAAAACAATAACCGTCATAGCGATCCTCCAATCAACCAGACCAAAACATCATCCAAAAAAAAAATGGCCCCAATGCACCCGAAATCACCAGAAAAACCCCAACGGTGTATCAATCCAATACGCCAAAACAACCAAAAAACCTAAAATCAACCCAAACCAATGTCTCCACCCCGTGAGAGAACCACACCCGGGCAAGAAAAGTGATACAGACCCAAATGCAGGAATTGGTAAAAATATGATAATTTGGAAAATACAAGCCGCAAGAGGGGGGGAGACGAGTATAGCTGCGCGCGCGCCGGGTTTTGCCCCCACCCCCCCCCTGATCGAACCCACCCCCCCCATAGATCGAGGGGGCCTATCTGTGTGTGAGGGGGCCGTATACCTTGGCTAATGGGCTGTTGCATCACCATCATGTGACAACCATCAGCACAATATCCATGTATTGCAATGGCTTAGGCTATGATGCGCGCTTGATTAGCTATCTGGTGGCGTGGCTTTGCCTTCAATCTCCACGACCTTTTGACCTGGGCGCGGAAACTCGTAACCCCCTGATCTTGCATCAACATTCACCTGCACTTGCGTGCCGCGCTGACCCTCTCCAGCGAAAAACTCCACCATTCTCGCCCGGACTGCATCGGATCCGCTTTCTAGCATCAGGCGTATGCCTTCGGCTATTGCTATGGCTTTTGCGCGTTGCTTAAGCTTGTCGGCATCTATGCAGGCTTGGGCTTTTAGGTTTTCGACGTGGGCTGCGATTGCAGGCCGTTGGAGTGCCCTACCCAATGCGCTTTCATTCATGCCGACCAATTCGGCGGCGGCGCGTTGCGTTACTCCTTTGAGTACGATGGCATCCACGGCTTTACGCAGTGCAGCACGCATACGGGGGGGCTGCGCCCGCTTACCATTGTTTATTATGCTGTTTGTGTTTGGTTGTGACTTGCTCATGCGTTGAGGAATAGCGGGGCGGTTTGGGGTCTGGAAATGCACCCCGGCGCGGATCGCTGGGGATCTGCACGACCTGGGCCCGATCACCGCTACCGCGCGCGCCTTATTCTTTACGCACAATGCAATATGTCCCTGTATCAATCTTTTTCTTTTATGGCTTGACGCTATCGTTAAACGATACTATCTTGATTGAGTAGACCACGGCGACACCACCGCCACCCACCAGAGAGGATCCACCACCATGTCAGCCTTCACCCTTACCATCGACACCAGCAACGCAGCCTTTGGCCCGACACCCGCAGACCGTGGCGCAGAGATTGCCCGCATCCTTGCGAAGGTCGCAGCCGCATTGCAGACCGGATACCCGAGCGAACAAGGCGAAAAGCTTTATGACCTGAACGGAAACGCTTGCGGCATGTTCGAGATTGAAGCTTTTGACTTTGAAGCCCACGGCGAGACAGACCCGGACGCGCCGACGATTGACCCGGCAGACATTACAGAACTGACTTGCACCTATGGGCGCGGCACGCCTTCGACCTGCTACACATGGGACGAAGGCAACGACGCGACTTGGTATGCCGTGGCCGGATCCGTCAACGTCAATTGCACCTATGACCCTGTAGATGACGGCGTGAACGTTGAGGACCTTTGCGACCACGACACAGGCACCGCAGGCGCACCAATCAACAGCGCCGAGGACATGGCCAGGTTCTGCGCAACGATCTAGCGGCGACCTATTGCGCAAGCCCTTGCGGGGGCTTGTCACAATGGGACACCACCCCAGACACCCGAGAGAAGGACACCGCGCCCATGATACGAGACGCCGCCAGCGTGGCCATGATTTTCGCCCTGCTTTACGTCGCCCTTATCCCCGGAGGATTTTAGAATGACACGCCCAAATAAAGCCATGCGCCTTGCCATGATTGCCCAGCAGAACCAAGAGAAATCATCAGCAGGCCGCCAGGACATGCAGGCAATGACCAGCCCAAACAGCTTTCAAAAATGCGCCAAAGACTA